TCCATCATTTTGTCGCCACCAGCCCAAACCAGGCCGAACTGGCGTCAACTGGCCATGACCAGCCAAGACTGGAAACGATGATCCCAGACCATGCCGGCTCACTAGCTGGACTTGTGGGGGACATGGCAAAACAGGTACTTCAGATTGACTTGATGCCTTGGCAAATACATGCTCTTGAAGGGATGCTTGCGGTTGACGCCGATAACAAGTTTGTGCATCGCTCGAGCCTTGTGTCGGTTGCGCGTCAGAACGGTAAGACCACAATCATTCAAGCGCTAATTTTGTTTTGGCTTGTGGAAATGCCCAAGATCAGGGGTGGGAAGCAGACTGTTGTTTCGGGCGCGCACAGACTTGATCTTGCGTGTTTGTTGTTTGATGATCTGTCACCAATCCTTGAGGAGTATTACGGCGCGAAGATCGTGAAGTCGTACGGTCGTTATCAGGCCACGATGCCAGACGGCAGCAAGTGGTGGGTTAAAGCGTTAAAGCCAAATCAGGGTCACGGTATGAGCATTGATCTTGTGATCGTTGACGAGTTGTTTGACGTCAACCCCGACTCGGTTGAGGGCGGTCTGTTGCCGGCACAGCGCGCACGCAAGAACCCGTTGGCGTGTTTCTTTAGTACTGCTGGCACGGAAGAATCGGTGCTGTTTCAGCGTTGGCGTGAGGCAGGCATCCGCGCAATAGACAAAGGTGAGCCGTCCACGATGTACATGGCGGAATGGTCACCGGACCCGAGCCTTGACCCGTTGCACCCATCGTCATGGGCGTGGGGTAATCCTGCACTTGGCCACACGTTGGACATGGACACAATTAGGCAAGAATCAACAAACCCAGATCGCGCATCATTCTTGCGCGCATCCCTAAACCTTTGGGTGAGTGTTGTGCGCGGTTGGATTGAGCCAGGGCGTTGGCCGTCATTGGAATACACAGGTGACGTGCCAAGCGGTGGGGTCGTGGCGATCGAGTCTTCGCTGGACGACTCCCGATACAGCGCGACCAGATGCGTCAACCTGTCAGACGGTCGGGTGCTTGTCACCGTGGCATTTATCGCAGAGTCAATCACCGAGCTGTGGGAGAACGTGCAGGAACTTGCCAAAGACCCCACGATCAGGTTTGCCCTGTCGCCTACCGTAGATGCAACGTGCCCACCGAACATCGAGCGCCGCAGGGTCGTGGTCGGTTACGCCGAACTAGGACGGTTTACGCCGCTTGCCAAAAACATGATCGCCGAAGCACGCTTACTTCACACAGGAGAAAAACTGTTAGCCGAACATGTCCAGCGCGCTGTTGCTGTTCGCACCGACAACACTATCGTGCTATCAAGCAAGCGATCACCTGGGCCGATTGAGTTAGCGCGGACAATGGTCTGGGGTATCGGCATGTGCGCCCGTCCAGTCAACTCAGGTAAACCCATGCTTGTCGCAGTAAATAACTAAGATAAACGCGGCGACCGCGCACCTTGCCTTTTGTCGGAATCGGATAAGTCATGCGCGGTTGCCACCAATGTGACAAAGTAGGAACATGGCGATCTTTAACAAAACCCGAAAAGCAGCGATAAGCCCAGCGCCTAGCGTGGCAGCTGCGGTCGCTGGCGGTTACACAAGTAACGCGCAAGGCGTAAGCATGATTGGCCAGTATTACAGTTATCAAGAAGGCGAAGCGCGCAATCGCGCGATTAGCGTTCCAACGATTAACCGCGCTCGAGATTTAATGGCGTCTGTTATTGGCTCAATGCCATTGCGCTCATACAACGAGTTTTGGAACGGCGAAAAAATGGAACGCATTTACATTGCGCCACGTTCGTGGATGCGCCGACCAGACCCGACCGTGTCCGCGCAATTTCTCTTCAGTTGGACACTTGATGACCTCATGATGTTTGGCAGAGCGTTTTGGTACATCACATCGCGCACCGCTGACGGCTACCCTGCCACGTTTACCCGATTGCCAGCCGGCTCAATTTCAACCACCGATATGGTTGGCCCAGTCTGGTTTGCACCATCTAAAGAAGTGTATTTCAACGGTGGCATGCTTGACCCAGCAAACCTTGTGCAATTCTTGTCTCCAGCACAAGGCATGATTTATTCCGCACCAGGCGCAATTGAAACCGCGCTCAAACTTGAAGCAGCGCGCAACCGCAACGCATCATCAAGCATTCCTGCTGGCGTACTCAAGCAAACTGGTGGCGAACCATTGAGCGCGCAAGAATTGGCTGATTTGGCGAGCGCGTTTAACGCCGCTCGAGCAACCAACCAGACCGCTGCACTTAACGAGTATTTGACATACACGGAAACAAACAGCACGCCTGACAAGATGCTTTTGATTGAAGCATCGCAATATCAGGCGCTTGAAATGTCGCGTCTGGCAAATGTTCCGCCGTATTTGGTAGGCGTTGCAACTGGCGCATATTCGTACCAGTCATCCCAGCAAGCGCGCGCCGATCTTTACTTGTTCGGTGTCAAGTTGTATGCCGATGCAATCGCTGGCGCGCTGTCAATGGACAATGTGCTGCCGCGCGGAACCTATGTTGAGTTTGATGCAGATGAATACCTAGAAGAAAACTTTATGGCCGATCAAATGGACGACCGTGAAGAAATCGTAAGAGAAAACACACAAGAGGAGTTAGCACGATGATCAAGTTAATTGCAGGAGATTTTACGATTGACGCCGCCAAGGGTGACGCCCCACGCCGCACCATTTCGGGAACCGCTGTTCCGTACAACGTGCCGGCAGTAGTTTCGGACGGTACAGCTGTGATCTTCCGTCCTGGCTCGTTGCCAGTCGAAGGCAAAGCGCCACGCCTTTTTATGTATCACCAGGCTGATATGCCAGTCGGCATTGTGCTGGAAAGAGTGTCAACCGATGACGCAATGCTTTTTACTGCCAAGATCAGCGCAACGACCCTTGGCAATGACGCTTTGGTTATGGCCTTAGACGGCACCATTGACCAAGTATCCGTTGGCGTAAATCCAACCAAGTTCTCGTATGACGAAGAAGGCACAATGATCATTGAGTCAGCCGACTGGATGGAATTGTCCCTAGTTCCGATCGGCGCTTTTGGCGATGCCGCAAACATCACCAAAGTCGCAGCGAGTATCCACCAAGAGCCCGAAGAAGTAGTGTTAAATGAAGAAGTAACCCCAGTAGAGGAGAAACCAGAAATGTCCGAAGTAAACGAAACCGCAGTCGAGGCAACCATCCCTACTGCACCAATTTACGCACAGGCCAAGCGCAAGTTTGATTTGCCAACACCAGGCGAATACCTCGCAGCGATGCACATCGGCGGAGAAACTTTCCGCAACGTTGCAGCAGCCGCACGCGAGTTCGCATTGTCAAAGCAGTCAGCACTTCAAGCAGCTGCAGGCGATGTGCTCACAACCGATACACCTGGTCTTTTGCCAGTACCAGTCCTTGGGCCAGTATTTGAGGACTTGAACTACATCCGTCCAGTAGTAACGGCAGTAGGCGCTCGCGCAATGCCAGACGGTGGACAATCAAAGACATGGATTCGCCCAACTTGGACGACCCACACCTCGGTAGGTTCACAGTCACCTGAACTTTCAGGAGTGTCAGCAACCACCCCAGTAATCGCATCAAACGTTGTTAGCAAAACCACACTTGCAGGTCAGGTCACTTTGTCAGTACAAGACATCGACTTCACTTCACCTGCGGCAATGGAAATCATTTTGCGAGACCTCGCAGGCCAGTACATGATTCAATCGGATGCAGTCGCATGTAACGCAATTCTTGCTGGCGACACAGCATCGGGTTCAACTTGGACAGTAACCGCAAACGATCCAACCAGTTTGATCGCAGCGCTTTACGATGCAGCAACCGACATCCTGCAAGCAACCAACTTCCTGCCTGACCACATTTTTGTCAGCTCCGATGTCTGGAAAAAACTGGGAAGCCAGTTGGACGCAGACAAGCGACCTATTTTCCCGTATGCCGGCGCTGCTGGATTGATGGGCGTTAACGGATTGGGCACAGCAAACGTGACACAAATGAACACGTTTAACCCATTGGGATTGAACCTAGTTGTGGATCGTGCGTTCAGCGAAAACACGATGGTTGTTGCTCGAGGCGCTGCAATTGAGTTCTACGAGCAAGTTCGTGGAATTATGTCGGTAGAAGTACCTGCAACCTTGGGTCGCACATTCTCCTACTACGGCTACGTCTCAACCTTTATCGCAGACGGCGATCAGGTTAAGTCAATCGCAATCGCTTAGTCGAGAGCGGAATAACCGCTCATGGCTACATACACAGTTACCAACAAGTACCTGATTGATGACTTTGCCGTACTGCAACTCCTGACCCCCAGCGAGATTGCAGTCGGCCAGTCAATCACGGTCGCAGGCGTTGACGCCACATTTAACGGCACTTACTCGGTGCGCGCGTTGCCTCAATATCTGTTTATTGGCGTTGACACCGAAGGCGATTTGCTCTACGACTACCAGATGCCGATTGCCGATCAGGTGCTTTACGCCAAGGTCGCCAACAATGTTGAGCGCACCGCAGCGTCTGGCACCGTCTCATACGACCCTGTTTGCACGTGGGTATCAACTAGCCAAGTGGCAACATACTTGGGCATAAACATTCCAAACCCATCTGACGACTTCACGTTGCTTACGCAATCGGTATCGGCTGGCAACCAGTTCGCATATCGCAGGCGTCAAGAATCAGGCTATATCGACTCCCTAACGACCTCACCAGGCGGTGACGCCACATTGGGCACTTTGATGTATTGCGCCGCTTTGTGGCGCTCTAGAGGCTCAATAGAGGCAACGTATGCGACCTTTGACGGCATGGGTTCAGCACCACAGCAAAGCCTGACCCCGATCGTTAAGCAGCTGCTTGGCATCCCACGTCCAGCGGTTGCCTGATGTCTTACACCGACCTGTTTAACGAAGCGATTGATGATGTCACCGCAACGCTGACCGCGGTTTCTGGTCTGCGCGTTGTAAACGACCCAACCAAACTTGCACCTAATTGCGTGTATTTGGATGCGCCGAACTTTACGACTATCGCAGGCAATGGCAACGTCGTGCGCCTCGAGTTCCCCGTCAAAGTGATTGGCTCGGGCCCAGCAGGTCTGCCGGTACTGCGTCAGATTCTTAGCATTGCAGCAACCGTGCTTGGCTCCAAGATCATCGTTATGGGTGGCCGTCCGTCAAGCCTTGAGATCGGTGGCGCGTTGTATCCGTGCTATGACCTTGATTGCGCTATCCAAGCCCAGACTTCGTAATCCACAACTAAGCAACACAAATCATCTACTATCAGAACATAACCTAAGGAGCATTTATGGCCAGTAGCACTTACCTCTCAAACCCAGTCCTCACGATTAACGCCGTTGATCTGACCGACATGTGCAGCGCAGCAACATTGACCTATTTGGTTGAAGCGCTTGAAGACACCGCGTTCGGCACAAACTCGCGCACCTACACCGCAGGCCTCGTTAACAACGAAGTGACCTTGACAATGTATGCCAGTTTTGCCGCCACAGAAACTTATGCAACGCTTTTCCCACTCATCGGCACAAAAACGATTGTCACGCTCAAGCCAACATCGGCTGCCGATTCAGCAACTAACCCAAGGTTTATCTTGACCGATTGTTACCTTGAATCATTGCCAGTCATCAACGCGTCTTTGGGTGAGTTGTCAACTTATGACATCACATTCATGGGTGGCGCGCTGACATTGGATACCACTAACCCGTAATCAACGGCTCCAAGCCGACATAGGAGAAACATGAAGATCAAGTTGCAGTTAAAGCGCACGCCCGACAGCGCACCTGAGTACTACTACACAAACCTGTTTGTGGTTACTGAATGGGAACGCCTTGAACGACGCAACATCCAGCAACTATCAGCATCACCGCTGTACAGCGATTACTGCTGTTGGATGCACACCATCCTCAAACTTAAAGGCGAGCAGGTTGGTGAGAACTGGCGCGAATGGATTAGCAAAAACCCTGAGCTGGAGATTCTGCCGGTATTGGATGAGACTGACCCAAACCCTACGGACGCGGCACCTACCGTCGCCAACTAGCAGAGATATTGGTCGCGGTCGGTTGGTGGCCTAGCGACATTGTGTTTGACGCTCGAGATATGGCAACGGTCATTAAAGTGCTTAACGAGGCAAACAAAAAAAGGAAATAACGTGGCGGAAGTATCGGCAAAGATTGAGGTCGTAGGGCTTAAGGATGCCTTGAAGACCCTTAACAAGATTGACAAATCTTTACGCCGAGAAATCACCAAGGACTACAAGAAGATCGTCCAGCCTGTTATTGACGATGCGAACAAACTTGTGCCTACTGGCGTTCCGCTGTCTGGTATGGCGCGCAACTGGCAAACCCGATCAGGGTTCCAGATCTTGCCGTGGATACCTGGCATGAAGCAGAAGATCGCTGCAAAGATCAATACTCGAGCGATCAAGGAATACAGCGGAAACAAAACCAATGTGGGCACGTTTGCCATTCAATGGAAAGGCGCGACTGGCACCATGTTTGACACGTCCATGTCTGGGTCATTAGGGCGCGCGCTAACTGCACGCTATGGCAGTCGTTCGCGAGTAATGTGGAAAGCGTACGAGCAACGCCAAACTGATGTCATGTCCGAGATGGAGCAACTGGTCAAGCGCGTCATGGATGAAGCGAACAGAGAGACCACGTAATGGCAATCAATATCCCGATCATTTCAGAGTTTGACGGCAAAGGGATTAAGAAGGCTATTGCCCAGTTTAAGCAACTAGAAACGACATCCGAAAAAGCCCAGTTTGCGATCAAGAAGGCAGCGGTGCCGGCAGCTGCGGCGCTTGGCGGTTTGGCGTTGGCTCTTGGTGACGCGACCAAGGCTGCGATGGAAGATCAGCAGGAACAGGCGGCGCTTGCGTTAACGCTTAACAATGTGACGGGTGCAAGTAAAGCCCAGACTGCACAGGTTGAGGAACAGATCAGCGCGATGTCTCGAGCGTCTGGTGTTGCGGACACCGAGTATCGCTTGGCATTGGAAGCACTTGTGCGCGGTACAAAAGATGTGGACATGGCCATGCGCGACATGAACCTTGTCATGGACATCAGCACCGCCACAGGCACAAGTAGCGCCACCGTTGCAGATGCGCTTGCCAAGGCTTACCAAGGAAACTTTAAGGCCTTGCGATCATTGAGCCCAGAGATGGCAACAATGATCAAAGAAGGCGCCAGCCTCAACGAAATTATGGACGTGCTTGGCGGAACGTTCGGCGGTGCTACCGCTGCAAGCGCTGAAACCGCAGCAGGCAAAATGAAAATCTTGTCTAACTCCATCGGCGAAACCAAAGAGTCAATCGGTGCAGCGCTGTTGCCAGTAGTTGAGGCCGTGCTACCGATCTTGAACAAGTTTGCAATGTGGGCACAAGACAACCCACAAGCGTTCCTTGCAATCGCTGGCGCTATTGGAGCAGTAGCCGCTGCAATCGTTGTAACTAACATCGCCATGGCGCTCAACCCTTTCGCCCTTATCGCTGCCGGCATCGCATTGCTGGTCGTGGCGCTTGTGACCGCGTACAACAAGTTTGAATGGTTTCGTGACGGCATTAAAGCAATTGTGAACACGGTGATCGGATTTTTTGCTGGCATGGTCAACGCTGCAATTGGCGCGGTTAACGCAATCGTGAGCGCGTACAACTCAATCCCGTTGTTGCCTGATTTGCCTAAAGTGCCAAACTTGCCTGTGCCACAAATTGGCGGAACACCTACACAAGTTGCTGGGCGTATGAATCTTCCGCGCTTGGCCGAAGGTGGCATCGTGTCAAGTCCTACGCTTGCCTTGATCGGCGAGGCAGGCCCAGAGGCAGTCGTGCCATTAGATCGCATGCAATCAGGTGGCGGTATCACTATCAACGTCACAGGCGGTCTTGCCACAAGTGCCGAGATCGGTGAAAGCGTTGTTAACGCCTTGCGCGCTTACTCGCGTTCCGCTGGGCCGTTGCAGTTACAGGTGGCCTGATGCCAGGCGTAGCCGTTGTTGATTCTGGCAACTATGACTTAAAAATTGCCACAGGGTTTCAGGTTGACGCGTTCGTCCTAGACGATGCTGTTAGGGGCGTACTCAATAACACCGAGTATGTGCTGGACGGTACAACCGAGTTTGCCAATGTTATGGACTCGACTGTCAGCATCAATGTGCGGCGCGGTCGCCGTGACGTGGGCGATCAGTTCAGCGCTGGCACAATGACATTTACCATCCAAGACGTGGACGGCATCTTTAACCCGTTTGACCAAAACAGCCCGTACTACGACACTCCACAAGCAAAGCCTGGGCTTGCCCCATTGCGCGAAGTTCGACTAATCCGATACAGCTCAACCAATGTTCCCGAGTCAATCTTTTCTGGTTTTGTCGTGAATTACGATTACAACTTTGCGCTTGGCGGTCTAGACACCGTCACCGTGTATTGCGCTGACCAGTTCTACCTACTCGCACAAACATTCCTAGACGAACTAAACGTCACCCCAGAAACATCAGGCGAACGCATAGAAACAGTCCTAGACCTGCCAGAAGTTGACTTCCCAGCAGGCGCTCGAAGCATTGACACAGGCACCGTCAACCTAGGCCACGACAGCGATTACACCGTGCCGGCAGGAACAAACGTGTTGCAATACCTAACGCAGATCAATGAAACCGCCGAGTTTGGCAGATTGTTTATGTCACGTGCAGGGGTCTTGACCTTTCAGCCGCGCATTGGCAATACGTTAAGCGCGCCTGTCGCCGCGTTCCATGATGACGGCACCAACTTTAAATATGACGGGGTAGGTATTTCGTTTGAGGCTGACTCGGTGATTAACCGCGTTGTTGTAACAGGGCTAGATGGTAAGACCGCTACCGCCACCGATACAGGGTCTATTGCAACGTATTTTATTCAGACAACAAGCATCACAAACAGCCTGCTACATGAGCAAACAAGCATCGATGACGCTGCCGACTATCTGCTTAACCCAGAGCCCGAACCGCGCTACACATCCGTGGCAACCAAATATTTGATGCTGACCACAGCCCAAAAAGACACCCTGGCAACGATAGATATTGGCGACACCATCAGCGTAGAAAAGACGTTTCCTAGCGGTACTGGCACAACCCAGTTGGCTCAAGAGCTGTCAGTTGAGGGCATCGAGCA